CATCTTAATAAAAGTAAAATAAATGTAATCACAGAAAAATTGGACAACGACAAAAAAATAAATAAAGTTTTAAAACAAAGCTTTATTAATAGTTCATTACCACGTAATGCAACTTTAATTAAGCGAAAAGGTTCTACACCTTTGAGGCCAATTTACAGATCAAATAAATTTGAACCAATTTATTTATCATTTAGAGATGAATATAATAACAACGTTAATTATGATATATTAGGTCCAAATAATTATAATGTCAATGCATTAGATTATAATACAATTCAAAAGATGTTATTTAGATTTAAAAATGATGAATTATTAATTAAAAATATACCTTCACCTTTATTAATTGACTTTAAATTTGATAATAAATTTATAATAGATGAAGATTACTCAAATCATACAGGATCAATTTTAATGCAAAGAACAGAAGAAGAATTATATTATTTAGAAATAGGTGCTATTTATGAAGATGAAATTGATCCTTTGCCCACAATTGATGATATCAAAAAATTCAAATTAAATGCATCATTATTAATTAAAGAATTATTAGAAACCATTGGAAAAAGATTTGGAACAATGGATAAATTCAGAAAATATTCAGAAAATAAATTTAATACAATTAAACACATAAGCAAATTTAATCATGTTTATATATGTGATATTGCTGAACCTAGACCTGTTTATAAATGTACACATTGTAAAAGTTATTGTTATTTATCACAAATCTCTGCAAAATCAATTGATTCCACAAATTATTATAAAGATGTTAATGATAATAAACTAGATTATTCAAAAGAAGAAATAATTATAATTAATAAGAGACGAGGAATTGATAAAAATTTTATGTGTCCAAAAAGTATATACAATTGTTTTAGTAATGATGACATCAAACCAGGAACATGGAATGATGATGATATGGATTATTATGATTCTATATATAGATGCCCTATTTGTTGGGAAGATTTAGGATACGAAATAGAAATAATATTAGATCCAGCAATTTATCCAATGCAAACAACAGATTTAGGTTATATATTTGGAAAATCTATATTAGATCAACTAATGACAGTTGGTTATGGTGACACATTTGACAAACTAGATCAAACTACAAAGGAAAAATTGATAGAAAATGATAATAATATAGTTACAAAACTATTAAGAACAATAGCGGTGTTTTCTGTAATAGCACCTCCAAATATAGGATTAATGGAAAAACATATATTAAGTTTACATTATCCAGGATTCAACATTAAAACTTCAAATTCATTAAATAGTTGTAATCCAATTTTAGTCACTGAATTGTCAATGGCACAATTATGGTTAAATATGGCTTTAATGGATTATAATTTAATATTTATGAAAACTACTGTACAAAATAATATTAAAACAAATAAATTCATTAATTCAGTTGAATGGTTAACAAAACTTCATTTAAAAGATTCAACAGATACTGTAGGAACAACTGTATTACGAGAAGCTTTATGCAATAAACATGAATTATTACAATTATTAAATAATCTTAAAAAATTATATGTAATAAAATTGGCAACAATAAATGATACATTGAGTGATGGAACAGGAAAAATTACAATAGATGAAGATTATAACTATAATATATATGTAGATAATAAGCCTGATTGTTTAACAATTAATTCTCATACATATGATTTATTGAAACAAGATATAATAATTTATGGAAATATATCTATAACTAATAAAATAATACATAAAGGAATTTATGTAGAAATACATCACTTAGTATTATCTAATATAACATTAAATGTGTTAGACACTGTATTAAATGTTAAAATAGAAGATAATATGGAAATTAATTTGTCATTGCCAAATGAATTATCACATATGGGTAATTGGAATTTATTTAACTTGGAAAAAAAAACATTTAAATTGAAACCAAAATTATTAAGAACATTATGTCAAAGAAACATGTCTGGTGATGTAATGGCAGAACAATTAACTCAATATGCAGTTGCATTTGCAAATACAACATATAATATTTCAGGAACAAGAATTAAACCTAATGATATAACTTATAGTGACATAGATTTACATGTTATAATTTGCCAATCAATTATGATGAATCATAATAACGTTGCAAATTTATCTGTTAAATTTAATCAAGTTTTAGATTATTTAGGACCATTTAGAGGATTATTAATAGGATTCACTAATGAAATACAAAAAATAATATTAGATGTAGCTAGTAAATTAATAAATAATGTAATGGAAAGATATAATATTCTAGACATTAATAATATAATATCACAAATTAATTTAGAAAAATGGATAGTACAATTAGGTGATTTTAAATATTGGGATAGAATAATAAGAAACAGTAGATTATTAAATAAAGAAAAGTTAAATATAACAAATATAGAAAATACAACTTTAGTTAAATTTAATCATTATTTATGTAATCATCACAATATAATAACAGTAATTAACTCTGGTGGAGATAACACATGTGAATGCTGTGGATTGAATTCATTAAATAATTTGTGTTATTATTGTACACCAATAGAATTATGCCAAATAATTAATACAAATGCTGAAAATTTAGTTGAAAAGGAAATTAATACTGAAAAAAAATTAAATTATTACCAACAAAAAATTAGAGTAAATAAACAAGACAAATCATTATCTAAGCCAAAGAAACCAGATTTAACAATTAAGAACACTATTGAACCTAAAACTCAAACAAATTTAATTACAAAAGAATTTGTCAAACCAATTAAGAATACAAAATTAGAGGATTTAACTCATTCATTAAATGAAGATGTTAAAAATAAAAAATTAATTCCAGGATTACCAACTGCACAAATTAGTGACATTTTACATTTACCAATAACTTTTATTCAAACTATATCAGATTATAAATCAACTCAAATTAAAAATAATTCAATAATAGTAGAAAATGATTACAAATATTATATGCCTTATGTACCATATGGTATTATAAATATACCTAATTGTTTCAAAATACTTAATTGGGTAGATCAAACTAATGAGGAAGTAAATGTTTGTGGTTATCAAGCTTTAAAATCTGCATTAAATGAAGATATAATGATAACTCTACAAGATTTTAGAAATGTAACAAAAGAGTTTAATAATTTTTCAACAGAAGCTATAGAATATTATTGTTATGAAAAAAAAATAAATATAATAATGTTAACTGAATACCAAGCAACGATAGTTCATAGTAAAACAGACAATGATTATTACTATCCTATTATACATTGTTCAATGTTAAATGATGAATTTAATTATGAGCATTATGTTCATGGGAGAATAGAGATAAATGAAAAACCAAGATTATTATTAACACATCAATCATTACATATAGATGACATTAATAATTATCTGATAGTTGAAGGATTTAACAATACATGTAATGATGTTGCTGAAATAACAGATGTCACTTATAATTTAATGTTGAGTAGTAATATTTGTAATTATTATAATAATATAGAATATGAAAATAGTTTAAATTTTAATATAATTACAATAGATAATGATTTTTTTAGATTTCAATTTCCAAAAAAAAATAACAAAAATGATATATCTTCAGGATTAATTAATTTTATATGTAGAAAATCCATTAAACCATTAATGGAAGAATTAGCTAGTTCAACACAAATATCCCCAAAATTAGAAATTAGAAATATTAAACATGAGTTACCTGAAAATATTGAAGCAGATTGTGATGAAAGAATTAAATCATTAGTTAATCAAATTAATATAATTAAAAATATTAATTTAAATAATGATAATTTATCACAATTAGCTAAATTTACAAAATCATGTTCAATTACTAAAACAAAAAGTGGATACTGGATTGACTCAAGTAATTATATATTAAAAACTTTTGATTATATTATGATAGCATTCCAAAGGAATAAAGAAAAAACAAGATTGGTGGTATTTGTTAAAAAAATCATTAACAATAAAGCATTATTATCAATAGATACAAAATTTTCAATACCAAATATTATTAATGTAACTGAATTCAAAATAAGTACAGGTTCTTTATTAAGACAAATATATTTAATGGCTGATAAATTACCTCAAAAAAATGAAATTGTTAAATTGCTTAAGAATAGTGAAGGTATATTAGGTGTACCAGGTAGTGGTAAATCCACAACATTAATTAAACAAATGAATATTAACTCATTGGCAATATGTCAGACTACAGAAGCTAAAAGAAGATTAGAAAAATTAAAACAAACACATCCAAATTTAGGCTTGATTTATAGTGTAGAAAAATATATGACATCAATGATACCAACCAATATTACAACTTTACATATAGATGAAGCAACTATGATAGATTATATCATATTAATTAAAGCAAAAAAAGATAATATTAAAAAAATAATAGTTTATGGAGATTCTGCACAGATAGGTCATGTAGATATGGCACCAGAAGGTGGTATAAGGGAAACAATAAATCTAATTGAACTAGTTAAACTATATGGTAAATATGAAGAAAAATGGAATTCATATAGAATAGGTCCAGCCATAGGACAAAATGTGAAATTTTTATTACCTAAATTTGAATTTAATGATAAAATTACAGACTCTTATAATTATATTAATATAGATTCAAATATAGAATCATTAATAGAATTAATTAGGTTTTATAAACCAAAATTAATTTTAACCATGTATCAAGAAACAAAAAAAATGATATCAAAAGCTATAGAAAATTCTGATTTAAATGAATCAATTATATCAGATATAACAGTCAATACAACTCATTCAAGTCAAGGTACTGAACAAAGTAGAGTTATGTTAATACTTAAATCAAATTCACTTGGAGCTTGGGGTCTAAATGGAAATAAAAATTATTTAATATCAGCTATGACAAGAGCAACTGATCATTTAATAATAGTGACTATGGGTAGTCCATCAATAACATCCATAGAACAATGTGCAGTTAAATCAGGATCAGGTAAATATAAAGTTTATATAGAAATGTTAGATGAACATATTAAAAACCCTCAACAATCACAAATAAATGATATAGCAAAAAATGAAAATGCAACTTTAACAGTAGAAAAAAGGAAAAATGATATATATAATGTTAAAACAACAACTAGTGTAGGGTTAATAGAATTAGAAGTTACTGAAGATAATGTTAAAATTTTACAAAAACCATTAATAATTGCAGAATATATGATACATGATAAAATTGACAATTTTTCAAATAATCAAATAAACAGAGGGATTATGACATCTTTTTCACAATTAAGCAGAATACGTGTATTAGCTTGGTTATCTGAGGCTACAATTAATAATGAAGTTAATATTGTTACATATAATGGTAATTTCTCATTTATAAAACATTATGGTTGCCCATTATGTTGTGGATTAACTTTTAAATACAAAGATGCTATAATGAACATATCAAGTCAATACAGTACATTGGTATATAGAAATTATAAAATTAATAATAGTGAATATTCTCACATGATAGTTGATTGGTTTAAATATGGTGAACATGAAGAAATTTTTGGAACAATAGAAACTTCAATGTCAATTAATTTAATGATGATTAATGAAAGATTAAGTAAAGCTTGGGAATTTGCATTCAATAATATTGAAAATTTAACATGTGAAAGTATTAAACAAGAAAACAAAGAATACATAATGAATAAATTTAACATTAAAAATTTTGATATTAATCAAATTTTTTTTAATGAGCACAATGTAATTTTTAATTTTAAAAATTTAAATATTAAAAATAAAACCATAATTTGGTTAACTAATTTAGTAACAACTGAAATAATATACAATAAAAAAAATAAAGAGAAGTTTGGTATAATGAGATTAAGTGCATTAAATAACATGTATAAACTAGTAATATCTGACATAAAATTAACAGGAGAAAAGCACAAAATTACAAATTATATATTTGGTAATAATATGTTTGATTTCATTAAAGGTTTAAATGTAAGTATAGAAGATCATGTTAACAGAAGGACTGAAGTTGGTAATAAGATATTAAGTGCAAGAGCGAAATCTAATCTAACCTTAGCAAATACGACAACAGATATATTATGGTTACAATCAAGTAATGATGACCTATTAAGTCATATAACAAGAGAAAGTCCAAACTTAAAAATAAATTCCAATGCATCAATTAATGATGACAATTACGTTTTAGATTTTCTTGAATCTTATGTAACTTGTGATGTTGGAAAACACAATAAAATAGATTATTGTTATGCAGGATATTTACCTCATGTACCAAGTATGCAAAATCAACATTATTGTAAATTAATTAATATGACAGATGATTTTACATCATTTACATTATGGGAAAATTATATTAACTTAGCAATTAACAACACATCTAACTTTAAACAAATATTAGAAAGACCAACTAATCCTTTAACAAATGTTAAAGAAGAATTTGTCAAAGTTAAAAGAGTGGATATAGAGTTAACAGAACCACCAAAGAATTCTATAATCAACTTTGGTTTAAAAATTTTAAGTATACCAATTGATATCATCTGTAAATTAATGGAATACAATAATACTATTTATGGATTAATCCCTACAAAAGAAACTTCTAATTTTTATAAAAAAATTAATGATGATAATTATAGTTATGATGGAAATGCTACAACATTAATAATGAATAATTTATTACGTCATCAATTTTTATTGTCACAACCTATTGAATGCAATGATTTAATAATAAGATCAAGTATC